GTTTCACCGGGTTAGTTGTACTAGTTCTTTTAGCATCATTTTTTGTAAAAGAATAATTAAATATATTAACTTAAATTAAATTAAATTATGTGGGGAAGTAACAAACTAGAAGATTTGTATGATAATATACAGAACTTAATAAACGACTGTCAGTCAGATGTAACTAAATTTGTTGAGGGAAATAACTCAGCAGGAACGCGAGTTAGAAAAGCTATGCAGGCTGTAAAAGCTTTAGCGCAAGAAGTTAGAGTTGAAGTTCAAGATCAAAAGAACAGACAGTTCTAAATAGTTTTAAAAAAAGAAAAGGGGGTAACGAAAGTTACTCCCTTTTTTATTGTGGTATATGGTTTTCTTTTATATTCCTATCATAAAGATAGTGATCATTATTACCACATATATTAATGGGCTAAGATCTATTTGTTTTGTTTCCATATATTTATTATTACTAATAAATATAAAGTGTTAATAACTATAGTATTAAGTAATTGTTAATTTATTGATCTGCTATTGTTACTTTACCCCCATGTACTCTCTCACTTGTTGCTGTTGTTGTAACTACTATTGCTAAATAATTTGTTGCGGTTGCACTTACATCTGTTATGTCTAATGTAGTGTTGGCATTACCACTTCCTTTTGAAGTTAATCCACTAGCGTTTAAGTTCATCTCGAACACTTCTATAGCTAAATTATGACTAGCATCATAAATATCTACATGAGTAGCTTTTTTACCCTCTGGTATATCTACTATCGCAACCAACTCCATAGCCGCTGCCCCAGGTTTCATACCAGTTGGAGCCGTATCATCAAATGTCATGGTTTTACCAGCGCCAGCATCTTCATTTGGTAAAAAATCTGTTGGAAGTAACTTTATTGTGTTATCATATACTCTTATGGGTTCTTTATCTATTTTTCCTATCCATTTCATATTACCATATACTGCGTTCTACCATCTTTGCGATAAGCCTTCAAACACCTATTTCTATTTTCTTCCTCAGATACATAACTAACATGAACCCAATCAGGGTTATCATCATCTCCAAACTCCCATATCATTTGGTCAAAATCTAAATTGTTTTTTATCCAATGATACATTTCTGAATTGGCAACAACACCAAACGTATCATCAATATCCATAGCTTGACCTTTACAATGTTGAGATTTATTACTACCACCTATAGCTGTATTAAGTTCTGGTGATCTAAAAAAACTATTTATTTTTATAGGTCCACCAACCCATTCTCGAAGCGGTTCAAACACTTTCTCGGCAACTAGCTCCATGTTTGATAATTGCTTGTTATCTGGGGTGTTATCAATACCTCTACGTGTTGCTGTTACGCTGTACACACTCTCTTTATATGAAATATGTTTACTTATCATTATCTAAATATTACATCTACACCAACAGCGCTACACGTCATTAGCATAACAAAATTATTACTATTATAATTTATCTCGTCACCTTCTAATTTTAATGATGTACCGTTAGGAATAACTACGTTGTTTAAAACGTAGTATCTATTCCCAACATATAAGTTATCATTATCTGCTAAATTAGTTTCTGTACCACCACCGATCTGTACACTAGTTGTACTTCCGACAGCTGTACACAAACCCACAAAGGTGCCATCTGACTTATACACTCTTTCGTTTAAAAATTGTGCTTCAGTTGCGTTATTACCATCTACTACCATAGCTGTTCTATGAGTGACAGCATAACCATTAATACCTGAAGATAAGTTTATTAAGGTACCTGTAGCTACTATATCTGTACTAGCTTTTCCACTTACCCATAGGTCAATAGTAGTACTATCTGTTGCGTGTGTATTTGTTATTACCGCAGAGTTACACGTACCCGTAAAAGTTATTACAGTATTAGAATTAGCTGTAGTTAGTGATTGCGCTGAAAAGCCCATTAGTTATATTTTATCCAGCCGCTTCTACAACGCCGTCAGCGAATATCATATACTCTAAATATTGTACTTCAGTAGTACTAGAAGCTACGTTTATATCAGTAGAACCGTTGTAAGGCATAAGCATCCAATCTCCACCATACAACTTACCAATAGTCTCAGCTGTAGCTGCTGCTGCTGCTGAGGCATTATAAGCTACATAAAAGAAATTTGATTTACTAGTACTAGCATTTCTTATATATATTTTATGAGCACCATCGTTAGTAAGATCGCCTAAGGTTGCAATTTCTGCCGCTGTTGTAGAGTTGAACTTTTTAGTTCTTAAACCTAAAGTTTCATCCAAACCGTGACATGTTCCTGCCTTTTTCATTGTCATTGTCTTGTTAATACTAATAGGATAACTAGGTATATCACTAGTAATAGTAACAGACGCATTTATTGTCGCCATATTGTTATTTGTTTATTTATTGTTAATTATTACGAAGCTGCTGTTGGTAGTACAATATCCTTGTTGAATAAAGCCCATTCGATATCATTTATACCAGTTTGAGCTTCTATTTCAATTTCCGCATCATCATCAGAAGCGTTCCAAGGAATAAACATCCAATCACCAGCGTATAACCTACCCATCATAGTTTCATGTATTCCCCAATCAATATAATAAGTATCATCAGTTGAGTTATTACATAAATAAAGATAACTTCCTATGTCATGTGCGCTACCACTTACTTGTGTAGCTAAAGGTCCTAATCTATACTCTGTGCCAGTTGCAATTGACATAACACCAGACTCCATTTGTGTTAGTCCAGTAGTTAAACCCGCTTGCATTAACGTTGAGCTAGCGTTTATCGATAAAGGATTTCCAGGCGTTAAATCGTTACTAGAAATACTTATCGTTGCCGTTGTTGTTGCCATAATTTTTGTTTTTATTTATTTGTTAATTGTTTTTATTTTATCCTTTTTTCCAATAAGCATATTCTAATTCAATACTAGCGGTGTCTGCTCTAGCTTCTAATCCGTTCCCGTCGTTCACAGGAAAGAAACACCATTCTCCTGGGCTTAGTCTAGCATATTGCTCACTGGCTGTAGTTTGAAGTATAACGAAATTGCTGCTATCATTGTTTTTTGCAAAAAAGTAAAAAACACCACTTTCAGCATTATCTACTAACTCTTGGTTATCAGCTGTTGTTATAGTTACTTTAGTTAACCCTTGTGATGGAGTTCCTGTTGTTAAAGTGTCTGTTACCGTAAAGCTTATTTCGTCGCTAAAAGTTGTTGAATCTGTTAATGTTAATGTTGGTACTAAAGTTCCCATATTTTTTATTTTTTTATAATTGTCTTATTCACTATTTTATTATTACACATTATTTGTAAATTGTAAGTCCCAGGACTCAATCTGGATACATCTAATGAGTTTGTATTTGTTTTACGTATAACGATATCCCCAAGGATATTATAAATCGTTACGTCAACATTTTTATTTATATTAATTGTTTCGCTTACCGGATTAGGATAAACCACTATGTTTTCTTCTACATCTCTTGATAATACTGGTCCTGTCCAACTATTAGAACAGTAATCATAAGTTGATTGGCATATAGTATCCCAAGCATTTTCACAACAATAATTATCTACTGATATTACCCAGGCGTAACAAGGGTCATTGAGCCAATAAGGATTACCCGCACCAGTGATACAATTAGCATCATATAAGCAAGAAGCAGAATCATTAACATTAGCCGTAATATCGTAGTTGTATGCGGACTGGTCCATACATCCTTCAATAATAGTAATACAGGAGCCATTGTCCGTGTTAGCAGTTGAGTCATAGTTAAGAGCGTTAGAGTCAGTACATCCATAAATGAACGGAATGCAACTGAAATCCTCAGTGTTTGCCAAAGGATCGTAATTGAGCATAGAAGGATCCGTGCAACCATATACAAAAGGAATACAGCTGTTATTGTCAACATTGGCTAGAGGATTATAATTAAACATTGTGCTGTCTGTACATCCATATATAGGAAGTATGCAGCTAAAATCATCAGTGTTACAACTATCACAATAATTAAGAGCTATTGGATTAGTGCAACCGTAAATATAAGGTACACATGTACCATTATCTGTATTCGCAAGCGGATCGTAGTTAAACATTGTAGAATCAGTACACCCATAAGCAAATGCTATACACGCTCCATTATCAGTATTAGCCAACGGATCATAATTCCACATTGTTGGATCCATACATCCGTAAATATAAGGGACACAAGAACCATCATCAACATTAGCGCTAGGAGAATAATTCCACATTGTACTATCAGTACAACCGTAAGTAACGCCTATACAACTACCATCATCTGTATTAGCTAAACTATCATAGTTAAAAGCTATAGGAGAAGTACACCCGTATATTACCGGTACACAAGTGTCAGGTGTATTGGCTTGAGGATTGTAATTAAAAGCTAAAGAGTTCATACATCCTAATACTACTGGAACACAACCACCATTATCTACATTAGCTGTACTATCATAATTAAACGCAGTACTATCAGTGCACCCAAATACCGCTAAGTTTTTACAACTTCCGTCATCTATATCAGCTGTAAATCCTTGAGTGTAATATTCTAAATAACCTGGGTTAGTACAACCAGGATTATAATAACATGTATCATTGGTATTTGCTAAGTCATTGTAATTGTAAGCAGCGGTATCCATACAACCCATAACTACCGGTATACATTCATTACCACAGTAAGGTTGCGCCTCGTATATATCTAAAGCGCTTTTATAATTTCTTAATTTATTTTCATTTGGACCAGGCCAAGGATTATTACCCTCGTATATTATAGTTCCAAAATTATTTTCTACTTTAAAAGAGTTTTGTATTGTTTGTATATCTAATTGTTGTGGATTTTGTTGAGGTGTAGGTATTTCAAAGTAATAAAAATATACTTCATCATTAGAATTTAAAACTAATTCAAATGTATCAGAGTATATATTGTTTTGTGTTATTTTAAATTGCCATAAAGAATCTCCTTGCTCAACACCTAACCAACAAGCTCCCCAAGAATCACCACCATCATCATATAATATTAAATTATAAGTACAAGGTGAAGTTAGTAACATTTTGTGAGCAGCTGGATCATAATTAAAAGCCGCTGGATTAGTGCAACCATAAACAACCATCGTAGCACAGCTGCCATCATCATTTGTGGCTAAAGAATCATACTCTACATAATTAGGATCTGTACAACCATATATCACGGTGTCATTATCACAAGTGTCAGATACATAAGGATTAGATGATGCTGTGTATCCGAAGTTTGGTGGGCTTAATAAGAACACTGTGTCTTTACAATCTAAGTTCGTTACTAGACAACTACCAACAACAGAACCTCCACCAATACCATCGCCATAAGTATCATTTATAGTAAACACCAATGTATCTCCTATTGGTGCACAAACTTGAGTATGTACTGTTTGGCCTGTTTGTGTATAACTATATGTATTAGATGGCACAGAATATATAACAGTTCCATTAGCGGTTATTTCCCAAGACGTTTCACTTGGCCAATTATCTAGTTTTATAGCAACATCTAATAATGATTGTCCTGAATTACAAACGACTTCTTGAACGCAGCTTCCATCATCAACATTAGCCCAAGGATTATAATTTGTAGCTGTTGGATCTATACATCCATAATAGTAAATACAGGTACCATCATCATGAGTAGCGCTTGGGTCATAATTAGAAGAAACGGTATCAGTGCAACCATATATTACCGCAAATGGATCGCTAACCATTATATCATCTATACATATATCACTATAAAACGAACTACCTGTTGTAGCTATAAAAACTACTTTAAACGAATCTATAGCGGTTATAGGATAATAAGCAAACTTCCATTGAGTTCCTTGATTACCAGATATAATACCTAATGATGTATAACCATTAGCATCTATATAACCCGCTTCTAAATCTCCCATGGTTGAACCATACATGTGATACCAAAAAGATAACACTTTACCAGGTGTTTGTGATACATCAAATGTAGGTGTATATGTTATAAATGTTTGATTTGGAAAACCAACGCCATTAGTAGAAGCTTCCGCGTAATAGTATATCCCACCACCTGTTGTATGATCTCCTTGTGGCCCCGTCATTTGAGAACCTGTTGGGCCTTGCATTAACCACCAATCTCTATCATTAGTTGTATCTTGCTCTAAGGTCATGAAGTTTTCAAAATCATGAACCCATGGGAAGTTAGTTATGGTTTGTCCAAAACTAAATATTGGTATTAGTAATATTAATAATAGTTTTTTCATATTTATTTTTTAGGTACACAGTTAGGAACTGACCTTCCACCTTTCTTTTTCATACCAATCATTTCGTATCCCGCCCAACAAGGACCTTTTTTCATAATTGGTGATGCTCCAGGATATGTGTATCCTTTCATTTTAAACGGTGTTGATTTTTTTAACATAGACTTAATTTTTTTAGCTTGACCAGCGTGCATTTCACTAGCCTTTTCTAATTCGTTAGCAACTTCTTTTAATTTATCTTTACTCATAATTATTTATTTTTTAACATTTCCATCTTGCTCTAGCAGCTTTACCTCTTTCGCCAGTCCAACCTTTAGACCTAGCACAAAACGATTTTCTACGTTTAGCAGCCTTGCTACCTGGCTTAACCTTACCTGTTACAGCGGTTTTTAAATTGCTACCAGGATTTTTTCTTTTATAAGTTTCAACTCCTTTTTTAGTCATACCAGCACCCTCCTCTACTGTTCTAAAATTACGACCTTTACCTTTTGTAGTTTTTCTAGGTTCATTACTATGTAGTGGTGATCCTGTATTTCTACGTCTACCACAACTAGTAATAGGAAAAGGATTATTTTTTTGAATAAATCCCGTACTTTTTTTAAACATATTGTTTTGTCTTTCTGATCCTGGCATAATTAAAAATCACTCATTAATTGATTGTCTATTTCTTCTTGTATTTCTTCTCTAGTTGCTAACATTTTAAAACTAAGATCAGCTTGAAATCTAGCAACTTCATCTCCGTCTTTAAATATTATAATAGTAGGTACAACTGCTATTTTATGTGTTTTAGCCATTTCAGCTTGCGTTCCTATGTCGATATATGAAATAGTTTCACAATCTGAAAGGTCTCCTACCCAAGTAACTTCATTTGCTTTATTCCACGCGGCATTAAATTGAGATACTTGGATTTGTGCAAAGGTGCTATTAGTAAATAGCACAAGCAAAGCAGTTAGTATATAATTTTTCATTTGATTATTCGTAAAGTTTGTCTTCTATTTTTTCAATAGATTTCTTAATTTCTTTAACGTCTTCTTGTGTCGTCAGAATAGTTTGGCGAATCATTTGATCTTTCATATCAAATTCCATTCTAGTAACATCTGGTGGGGGTGCAACTGGTAATTCTTTTGCCTCTGCAATATCCGCTTGTAATGCAAACCACATACCTACAATTGTAGTGATAGCAGCACCTA